ACTAGCCCCCCTATCCTTAAACCATGCGAACGATAACGATGCGCAAGGTTGAAGATGCCAAATTCACGGTTGAACCTGACTCGTTTTGAATGCGAAACTTGACTGTGTTTGCGGCACTGACATAGCCAGTGACTGTCAAACCAACCAAATCCACACCCAAAGATGCGCCAATTACCATGTCACCAAGGGCGACACCGGGAACTGTCACATCATCTGTCTCACCGACACCATCATCTAATGAGCCAGCATCAAGGGTTGCTTTTACAGCCCAAGTGTCAGAGAACAAACCACGAAACTGGTCATTGCCTCTGCGTGTCACAACTGCGGTTGCGCTTGCCATTTTGATTTCTCCTAATTTAGTTTAAAAAAGACCCCCTACCACTAGGGCAGGGGGGACAACTGCAATTAGGCTGGAACTGCCAAGGCAAACATGGATGAGGACTTAGCCGCACCCACAGAAGCGGCACTACGCAAGGCGGCAACGCCATACAAAGTGTCACTTGTGAACAGCGTAGCAAGGTACTCTTGCTTGTACTGTACTTGTGAACGCACACCAACTTGCTCAACCAAGACCATCGCATCTTTGTGACCCATCAAGCACACACGAGCCGCACCAGAACCAGAAGTGGTATCAGCGTTGCTAGAGGTGAAGACAGGGATGCCATACAGGTTGCCAATTTCACCAGTGCGAATAGCGTCACCAGTACCGACAAATGCTTGTTCGGTGTAGCGAGCCAAACCCATCAGGGTGTTGCGGCTTGATGGAGGAATCAAGAAGAAACGATTGTCCATAGGAGTATCGTTGTCATCCAAACGCTGAATGGTTCTGCGAATAGCGGCATCAGTCAGTGCTGATTCATTGTTGCTTGCGGCAACATAGGCAGTCGTACCGTCACCACCAATATAGGCGGCAGCGTATGCGGCTGTACCAGCACCACCGTTGGCTGAACGACCCAACTGCACCAAGTCTGTATCGACTTGACGAGCCAAGGCATAGCCAGCATCGGAGGTGTAGAACTGACGCATAGAGTTCAGAGCCTGTGCTTCCACGATGTCTTCAATCAAGCGGCTATATTCATAGTGCTTGTTGATTGACACTTGGACTTCAGACTCAGTGGCGGCAATCAAAGTGACTGCTGTCTCAGCGGCTTTGGCAGAAGCAGAACCACGGGTAGGTGCAGGAATGTGAACAGTGTCACCTTTCTTGCCCTTGAAGTTCATCTTCATAACCAAGTTGGCTAAAACTAGGTTTTTCTTGTAAGCCGCAACAATTTCATCACTCCAAATTTCAGGAATGAATGTTGCGCCAGTGGTGGTAGTAACTGAGTTACTAGGGGAAAATGATGTTGCCATTTGTGTACTCCAAAAAATCAAAAGTTAGGGTTACTTGACACGCCCCTCTGCGTATGCCGCCATGATTTCTTCACTTAAGGCATCGTATCGGTTCGGGTCAGTCATCTTCAGCCGAATAAGGTCTGCCCTGCGATAGACTCGTTTTCCAGATTCACCAGTACCACCCACATCAACACTTGCCGCTTTAAGGTTCGACTTGCGTTGGGTTTCCCCTGCATCGCTAGTCTGTTTTGCCTTAACGCCCTTCAACTGCTTGTAGGTGCTCAACAATTCGTTTGCACTGTCATAATCGTATTCACCATCAGCTTTTGCATACAGACCAATGCGCACAGGTGAAGATTTCACCCAATTCACAAAGTCTGCATCTTGAACAATTTGACCGAAATCAGGGTGTTCTTGCGCCAACTTTTGCTGAATCTGCATCTTTTTGAACTCTTGACTCGCTTGACGAGCCGCAAGTACATCGGGATGGTTGTCAACAGTTTTACGAACAGCCGCCTGTGGATTCTCGAAAAAATCTACTTCAGGTTCTTCCTCTTTAATAGGTTGAGACTTTCCAGCAAGGTTTTGCTTGATGAGTTCATCAGCGAGCTTCCTAACTTCCCCAACTTCTTGAGCTTGCTTGCCAATCAGCTTTTCTGCCTCTTGGTGCATCTTGATAATGTCAGATAACTGTTTGCCCCGATACTTATCAGGAATATCATCTGACGCTGGCTCAATTGTTGATTCAAGCTTTTTCTGCTCAACAATGTCTAACTCACTCTGCATCTCGTCTGGGTTATCAATCAACATATTTTTCCTTTTTCCTGCCACTTTTGGGTTCTAGGATACACAACGGCATAATGCTTATGTTGTGGCTTTGCGCTCTGCCACCAACTTTTCACGATGTTTCTTGTCAAATTTCATCCATGACGATGGAAAATGACCAGACCATCCTTCCAAGTTGACGCTTGGTGCGCTGATTGTGCGATTGGCTGAACCACCGCACTCACACTGAGTTTCCTGTGTCTCATAATCACAGTACCTCTCAATTCTGTGTCCACTTACGCAGACAAATTCATACATTCTTTTCATTCAATTCCTCGTAGGCTCGTTCGCTGACCTCTCTCAAGGTTTTCAGCCAAGTCAAGATGGAAAGTTCACCTTTTCTGAACATCAAGGTCTTTTCATCAGGAATTACGCTTATATTATTGAGTGACTCTATCATATTGTCAATATCAATAATTAAATCCTTCCACCCCTGATTTCCCATCATCTCAAATCGGGATTCGTAATACTTTTGTAGGTCAGGACTCATGGCATTGCCGCTTTGATCTCGTCAACCGTGGATGCTGAATCAATGGCAGTCTGCATAGCCGCATACTTCTCACGCACAGCTTGCCTTGCCGCTTCTGCCGCTGTTGCCTCTGAGGGAATGGTTGCCTTGATGTCCAAGGGCGCAAACTCAGCAGACCTTGCTTCTCTGCGCTTGTCGTGGGCAATACCCTTGGCTTTGTCAATGTTGATGGTAATCATGCGTACTCCCATGCGTTACGGAATGTGCGGTCTGTTGGAATGTCAGCGACATCCACAATCTTGTAAGGCTTGCCAGCAGGGACATCCTTGGCGGCAATTTCCTCAATAGTTAAACCGCATTCAGGTGCTGGAACAATGATGGCTACACCATCGTCTGTTGGAAAAATTATTCTTTGGTTCATGGTTTATCCTTGTTAACGATGAAAAACAGCACAAATGCTTACTGAATCATAGGATGATGTTGCGCTTTGACAATTAAATCTGAATGCACTTGTGGTTGGCGCAACAGTTTCGGAAGCAACAACAATAAAGCCATAACCTCCCTGTCCAGACTCAGACCGTCTTGATAATGTATAGCCATAATTAACATCAGGCATGGCAGTCGTGAAGTTCACCGAGTAATCACCAGTACCGTTATCCGTAATACTAGTCACATTTCCACTTGCACGAATAGCCACAGTACCTGTGCCATTGAAGTTCACCCAAGCCCTTGCCATATACAAAGGTGCAGTGCCTGACACAGTAGCAATCTGTGCTGAGTCAATATTTGGTGTTGTCAGCGTTGGGCTTGTTATTGTCTTGTTTGTCAGCGTTTGTGTGTCAGTTGTGCCAACCCCTGCGCCAGCAGTATTAGCCAAGCCACCTGCTGGATATGTAATTCCACTTGTTCCTGATATTGTTACAGGCATGGTTGTTCCCCTTATTCGTAAAGGATGTTGATTGAACCAGCATCAAAGGTGTCTGTGCCGTTAGCTGTGGTAATACGAACACGATCTAAAGTTGTTGACAGCGTTTTTGTAAATCCTGAGATGTGCGCGCTTCTATCCGTTGCGCTAAAAGCCACAATACCTGCGCTTATCCATGTATTACTTCCAACTAATGTTAATGTCACGTTCCCAGACATTGTTTGTGCAGCCAAGCATGAAACTGTTGCTGCCATATAAGTCGTAGGCCACAATCCTGCCCCTGTCTGAGCGCCTGATGTTCCAACACTACCAACATAACCTGTCGCCGATATAGAACCATCACCTATTTGAACAGCTAAAGGACTCGTGCCATTCGTACTCACCCCATTAAACATCACAGTAATCCGTTTTACCCAACTCGGTATATCTGTAAAGTTAATGCTCGTACCCGATGTAGAGTTTTGAGACACTCCACTAACCAATTGCGACCCAGTGCCCGGCACTGTTTGCATTGGATACCAAGTTGTATTTGACAACCTATATACATACGATGCCGCTGTTTTTGCTGGCAAGAATGTCACCGCATTTGACATTGACTGCCCTGTATTACCTTGAACAGTCAGTGCGGTAATTTGCTGTGATGAACTAAAAGTAATTGTCATCCCATCCGCAGGGGATGCTGGCATTGTGATTGTGCCTGTTGCTAATGTCCCCGCAGGGTTCATCACCAAAACATTTGTTCCAGCCGCAAAGGTATATGAAAACCCTGTTGTTGGGGCTTGGTAGTCGTACTGCTGAAGCAGTCCGTTTGTGCCGTCAAGTTTGGCTGTCATTTGTTATCTCTTGAGGTTGTTCAGCTTGCGTCTCTATCAATGCTTGCTGTTCAGCTTGTGCTACAGCCGCATCATGGGCCGCCTGTTCTTCAGGTGTGTACTCAACTTGAGTGACTTCACCAGTTTGGACATTTACTACGATTCTGTGTGTCATGGTGTTTCCTTATTCATATAGGATGTTTATACTGCCTGCATCGAAGGTGTCAGTGCCGTTGACTGTGGTTATGCGTACTCGGTCGAGAGTGCCTGTCAAA